TTCCGCCGTTATAGTGCTTGTCCACCGCATTCACATCGGGCGCGGTGAACACCTCGCATTTGCCGCTCGTCACCTTCAAGAATTTCATGTCGTTGTCCTCCTTGTCCGTTGTATCTGCATAAGTACCAACCGCATTCCGCACGCCTGCATAACTTGCCGGGTCTACTGGGGTGCCATAGGCGTTGCGCACCTCAAAGTGTGTATGCGCACCGAAGCTGTACCCAGTGTTTCCCATCGTGCCCAGCGCCGTTCCCGCCTGCACACGCTGGCCGGCTCGCACCAGCAAGCTGCCGGCTGCCAAATGGCAGTAGTAATACTTGCGTCCGTCATTGCCGTCGATGCGCACATAATAGCCCCACTGCCACGTCAGGCCGCCCGCGCTTTTGGGCACAATGCCCGCAAAGCCCACCGTGCCGCCCGCGACGGCGTGCACTGTTTTATCGTCGTCCCCCACAAGGTCAATGCCGTTGTGGCTCGGGCGGGCTGCCAGTCGAAAGCCGGAGGTCACCCGGTTTCTGCCTTTGAAAATCATCATACACTTTCCGCCTCCCCGGTGATTTCTTTGTACTGCGCTTCAGAAATAACGCCTTTAAGGACGGCCTGCCGCACCTGTGCTGCCGACCACAGACCCATGTCGTACCACTTTTTAATGTTGTCGTACATGCTTAACCCTCCAGCATCGTGTCCGTCATCATGGCTGTGTAGGTAATCTGCGCCTCCACCCGGTCAAGCTGTGTCGGCTCCGGCGCGGGCCGCGCAGCAATCTCTGCCGCTTTCTCCGCCTCTGTGCGTAGGGCGGGCGTACCGTCTGCCAGCTTATAGTTCGCGCAGCCATCCGTTCCGTACAATGGTAGCGGGAAATAGTTGCCTTGCGCGTGGTGGTACTTATCGCTGTAGCCCTCATCAATGGCCGTCCAACCCGCCGTGTCGGCCAGAAACGCGCTGCTGTTCACATTGATGATACTGCCCGCTTCGTCTGTGCAGATATATACAGTATACTTTTCATCCATAATATTTCGTCCCCCTCAAAACTCAGCCGAAAGAGCATAAAGTCCCGTTGCAACAAGCGATTTTCCTTCATAACTTGTCATTGAATCCGCCGGCATTTGCAGCATTATATTTATACGCGCCTTATCTTTGTTGTACTGATTTACACTTGCAGAAGTGGCGTTTATCCATCCGCCCGGAGTAAACACCTTTGTGCCAGTAGCGTCAATTGTCGGCTGTACACGCATTGGTACGGGAACATCAATCGGTATGATTAGCCCCCAGCCCGTAATCTGATAGCATGCGTACCATTTCGAGACGTCCAAATAGTAAAAATATCGCTGGCATGCTGCAAGCTCTGCACCGTAGCTTTTGTGGATGTATGGTGTGGCCACGCTGCCTTTTTCGAGTTTCGCCCACTCCAGCACAAGCGATTTTTTTGCGCATATCGTAAAGGATAAGATAGACGGTTTACCAAGCCCGGTGCACAAAACGATGTCAAAATCATCACAACTATATGCGGACGGCACATTTTCAAAGCTGCTGTATTGATCTCTGTCCAGAATCTTGGCAGTTGCAGAGTGTTTTGTGCCATTCGCCATTATAGAGAACGTCATATCGTCCCCAATATTTAGCCCGTACTGCGCCATTTCAATGAATTGAGCCATGCGGCATGCTCTGTTTGTGTAACTTGTTCCGGATAGAGTGTGCGTTGCCACGGTATAAGTCGCGCCCTCTATTCTCCATCGGTCAATAGAATACGCGGCGTTTCCGGTGGATGTTGAGTAGCTTGTGCCATCACGCTGATTTACTGGGTAATTAAAATTACTGTTGTCCAGCAGGTTAGGGTACACCGCACCATTCACCAGCTTATTCACCTGGTTGATATCCTCCGCACCCCAGGTATCGCCGACCTGCTGATATTGGGTAATATCTTCAACGGATGACGAACCATCGGAATTGGCCGTAATTTTATACTTGCGGCCCCCGGACGGCGGGATGTAATCTTTGTAATCCGTTTTTAACGCCATCAAAATGCACTTCCTTTCAGTTCAAATGCCAGCTTCGGCAGGCACGCAGATTGCCGTTCAAATTGCTCAAAAAGCAGCAGGCATGTGTTCTCGATGCGGTTCCAGTCGTCGGCCCCAGGCGGCGGCTGGTTGCCGCGCCACTGCTTCACAGGCAGCATGTCGGGCGGCCGGAACGTATTCGCGGCAATGGCCTCCAGGTTCGCGTCCAGTGCGTCGATGGTGGAGGCATATCCATAGCTCTCCACCGTTACAGCCACCATGCCCCGCAGGGTAAAACCGCCATACAGAAAATACGCATACTCCCGCAGGTATTCGATATTTTGCTTGATACGGTCGTAGTCCTCTACATTGAAGAAGTCTCCCGTATATTCCCCCTCAGAATCGTACTGAATCGTCCATGCGGTGTAGGGCGTCAACATGCGGTGCGTGAGCGTCACCTCGACCTCCCCGCCCGTCATGACGGTGAGCGGCCCGGCGGCGTTGTCAATGTCCAACGGGTCGGTGGCGTAGGTTTCGGGCGCGGCGAGCTGGTAGGCTACTTGGATGGGCGTGCCTGCTGCTTTTTGGGCAGCAAGCCATGTTTTTGCAGTCGCCGTATCTGTAACACCTAATGCTGTCCATGTGTCGGGGCTACAAATGATTTGCAAGCGATTCAGCACGTCACGGTTGAAACTTGCAGATATCCCCCCTGTAACGGTCGGAGTATCCCCGGGGTTACCATGTGAAAATTTCAATGCATACCGCGCAATTGCATTTCTGTCTAAATCAAAGCGTATCCGTTTCTGAGTATTTCCGTAGGTATCAAATACGACATCCTCCGTCCCATCCAGCTCCACAAAGCCCACATTGTACGTCACAACGAGCTTTTCGGTACCTTCATATTCTTGTCGGGTAACACACACATCCCGCACATCTCCTACACGCCGCAGCGGGCGCGGAATCGGCAGCTCGGTAACATCATCGTTTACCGTAACGGACGATATACCCGTGAGCGCCACAGGAGCCTCCGTAGTCCCGCCCTGTGCGTTCTCGCCGTAGGCTGTGATGGACGCGACCTCCCAGTTCTGCCCGTCCGCTATTTGCACCGTGCTCCCGGACAGTTCTTTTGTTTTAATCGGCGGCTGCTTCATTCACGCCACGCTCCTTCCGTATCGTCATCGTCCCGCGAAACGCGCCGCTGAAGCGCGTCTCGATGCTCTCAACAACGCCCCATGTGCCATCCTCCAGCGGCAGCACGTCCAGCACGTCATACTGCGGGTCGCCGCGTGTCTCCAGCGTTGTCACCACCCGGGCCGCGCAATATTCCCGGATCTGGTTCAGAAACCCGGGCCAGTTTGCGTCCACCCAGTGCACGAGCACCGGGTTCTCCCAGTCGAACGTTTCCCCGCGCGGGTTCGCATCCAGCCTGCGTTCCAGCGTCGTCAGGTTGTACCCGTTGCTCCAGATGGAAAACTCTACGTCATGCACCGTGGATGCGGTAAACTTCACATAGGACACATACCCGTAGTGCCTCGCCTCCGCCGTTACGCCGGTATCACCGGTGCGCAGCTGCGGCGATATCGCCAGATCATGCTCGATGCGGTTCCACTGCCCGTCCGACGGCAGCTTTCCCGAATAGATTTCCCTGCGCTGTGCGTCCGAGGCCGCCGTTGAAAAATAGGACACCAGCGGGACATATGCCGTGATGTCTTTCAGCAGCGGCTTCATCTCGTATTTCGGGTCGCCGTATGCCTCGGCCCTCATATCCACACCGTTGAGCCGCCACGTCAGCAGCCGCGCCCTCCGGTTCGGCGCGCATTTTCCGAAGGTTATCTGCCAGGAACACGCAGGCACGGCCGGGAACTCAAACGTTTCCGTATGAGCTGATGGCGTATATTCCTGCGGCTGTGCCCAGGCTTCTCCCGCCCTGCGGGAATACACATATATTTTTTCCGGCAGCGGGCCGGGACCAAAGGTCACCGTCACGCTGCCGGCGCAGTTGTCCGTCTCTTCAATGTTGTTTGCATCCCGTCCTATGTATCCGAACGCGGCCGTTTTCCCCTCCGGGAACGCCCCGGACGCATCAGCAACGTCCTCCCATACCCATTCGCCCGGCAGATAGCCTCCGCTGTCCGGTACCATCCGCTGCGTCCCGTCCAGCCGCATGAAGTCCTGCTCGAACGTGGCGTATTCCGCGCCCGGCGCCCCTGTCAGCGCATCGCTCGAAAACGCCGCCTGCTCCGACAAATGCGCGGGCGCGGAAAAGGTCAGCGGCGCCAGCGTGATCCCTGCTCCGGGCGCCTTCGTCACGATGGCGCCGTCCCTTGCTTCGCTCAGTGCTGCAAGGTTGCTGTTGGCGAGCAGCTGTACCGCCTCGGCGTGTGTTGCGACAGGCAGCGGGAGCATCCAGCGCGTCACGGATTTGCCGAGACGGTAAGAATACCCGCCCGCATCGGCCAGTACCTTCTCCAACTCCTCCCGCCCCTGGACATACGGCGTTTTGCCGCCGTCGCCAAACACGCTTTTTTCATACGTCGTCTTTCCCATCCGTTCAAACAGCGCAAAGGCCGTGAAAGAGGCGCGGATGCCGTCCACCTTCCAGCTGTCCAAATACCACGGGTGCGTCGGCACCCACTCCACACGGCCGTCCTCCAGCGTCTGCCCGTAGGACAGCGCAACGTCCTGCCCCTCCGCAAGAAAACGCTGCAGCGCCGTGCTGCCCTCCACAGAGAAGCGCCCCTCCTCGTTGTACAGCGTAAAGGACAGCGACGCCGTAGGCAGCGAGAGGGAAAGCGGCGAGGCCGTGTGCTTCTCGGCCAGTTCGATGATCTCATCGTTTCCGAACGTATAGCCCACGCCATACCGCAATTCGTTCAGCCGCGCACGGGTGTACGGCGTGCGCATCCTGTCGAAGCTTATTTCCAGCGCGTCCACATCCTCCAGCAGGAACTCCCCGCGGTAATACGGCTCCAGCGCGTCCGTTACAACGAATGTGTCCGCAAGCGCGCCGGCCGTATAGGCCCGCACCGTGATCTGCGCGGGCACGCAGTCCCCAAAATACAGCGTCAGGCCTGCCATGGAATGCACCGTACCAAACGCCACGCTTACCACCGGAGGCGATGCAAAAACGCCGTCCGCGCCGCACAGCGCCGCGCTCACAAAGCCCTGCGCCGCAAGCTCCGCGCCGCTCTCCGGCAACAGCCGCTGCGTGCCGTCCAGCCGCATGCGGTCCCCCTCAAAGGTTGCATAACTCACGCGCACCGGGCTTTCTCCGCCATCCAGCACCGAAGCGTCCGAGTACCATGTGCCCGGCGGTACCGTTACCGCAGCGTCCCCCGGTGCGCTGGCATCAAAGATGCCGAACTGCAGCCGTACATATCCCTGGTCGCGCACCTGCCGGCGCATCGCGTGCCGGTATGCCGCAGATACTGGATACATCCTTCCGCCTCCTTTTACACCTGGATCAGATTCGCCTTGACGCTTTTCCATGCACCCGGAAGCCACCGTGCGGCGTCGATACGGACGGGCGTACCGCTCCGGTCCCCCACATACATGTCCATGTATACGAAATCATTCACACGGGGGTCGAACACACGAAAGGTGTTGATGAACTTCCCGCCGCGCTTGCGGTCGAACAGGGAAAGCAGTGTTTGCATCTCCGACGGTGTCAGCATACCGAACGAGACCTCGATTTTGAGCTTGTCGTCGCCCACCACCTGCCCTATGAAATCGCCGTTCCCATTGCGTGCGCCGTCCACCATTGTGGAGATCGTAACGCCGCAGCTCCCGAGCTCAGGAGGCGGCAGAGCAATGCCGCCCGCTGTTTCGATCCATGCCAAATATACCGCCTCCTTATAACAATGCAGGGTTTCCCACAACGCGCCGTCCGCGCGCCTGCTTTCCCCGCTCGTAGCTTCGATAAATGGTGTCGTCCCCGATGGTGATGCTTTCGTCTTTTTCCAGCAGCGCCCGAAGAATTTCCAGCATCTGCCCCAGCAGCGCCAGCAGCTCCGCGCCGTTCAGCCCCCCTGCCATTCCGGCGGCGACGGCCTCCGCGATCTTGCTCTCCGGCGCCACGATCTCGCCCTCGCGCTTGTTGTCGCCGATAAGGGCAAGCTGCGGCGTATTGGCTGCCACATACCCGCCCTGTGCCAGGTGCGGGATCTGCGGCGGCGTTACCTGCGGCGAGATATCAAATCCGAGCTTTCCGGCCACACTGCTCACGGCCCGCAAAATCGCGTTGATGCCCGCGCAGATGCCCGCTATCATGCCGTTCACGATGTCAATGATCCCGTTCACCGTGTTCCGGATGGCATTTTTGATGCCGTCCCACACTTTTACGACTGTGTTCTGCACCGCTTCCCAGGCGCCGTCCCAATCCCCGCGAAACACTGCGGTGAAAAATTGCAGCAGCCCGCGGAATAGAGTGATGGCGATGTTTATACTGTCGCCGATGCGCTGCACAACGTACTTTACCACATTGACAACGCCCTCGAAGATTTTCTCCCAGTATGGCCCGAACACTTGAACGATCCAGTTGATAAAAGGCAGAAGCACCTCATTCCACCAGGTAAGGATGTACTGGATGATATCCGCTGCCATGCCCACAAAGTTATCCCACAGCGGTTTGAGCGTTTGGTCCCAAAGCTCCGTGCCTTTTTCAATGCAGTACTGCAGGAACGGCTTTACCGCGGTATCCCACAGGCTTTGAAGGATGGCCAATATCCAATTGAACGCCTCTACCACGCCGTCGCAGATCGGCTCTCCGTACTGCTCCCAGGTGGCTTTGATACCCTCCATCAGGCCGGTCCAGATATGCTTTACAAGGTTCAGCGCGGGGATCAATACACTGTTGACCGCATCCGTCACGATACCGCATGTCCACACAAAGAAATCAGTAAACATCTGCAGCTTCGCGCTGATCGCATCGCCCGTAATGGGAGCGAACGCCTCGGAAAAGGCATTCGCCACGCTGGGCGCGAAATCCGTCAGCAGATAATCGCCCAGCGGTTTCAGTCCGGTATCCCACAGGTTTTGCGCAGCGGCCTGCACCCGCGGCCATACCTCCACGGCCTTGCCTTGTATCTGGTCCCATGCAGCGCTCCACGCGGCAATGGAAGGCGCCATAAGCTCTTTGAAACGCGCCCAAAACGCCTCCAAAGGCTTCATCAGCCCAGTCATTTCCTCGCCGGTATCTGCGATTGCGGCGGAGGCCCCACCGCCACCGCCGCCCCCGCCCGGATCAACGACGTTCAGCTCGTCAATGCCAAGCGTGGCGTTTGCCTTTTTGGCAGCGCCGCCCGCCGCGCTGCTCACGCTTTGGAGCTTTTTGCCCGCGGCCTCCGCCTGCGCAAAGGTCTGCCCGAAAATCGAAGCGATAAAAGCGGCCACGGCGCGCGTGGCGTTCGCAAGCCCCTGCATCAGGGCCGTCAGGGCCGGAAGGACGGCGTCGAGAATGGGGGCAAACGCTGTGCGGAGATTGTTTTTGACGCCCTCCAATGCGGCGCTGAACTCCTTGCTCTGCCCGGCCGCGCCGGACATCAGGCTTTTCATTGCCCGGAAAAACGCGTACAGCCCCGCCGTAAGGAAGGTCGCCTTCATGGTGCTGCCGACGGTTTTGAACAGGCCGCGTATGCCCTTTGTGGCTTTCTGCCACTGCTTCTCGCTCTCCCTTGCGGCCTGCGCCTGCGCCCGTTTTTCCGCCGCTGCGGCGCGTTCAGCGGCCGCAGTCTTTTTTGCTTCTGCCCGCTCTGCTGCGGCAACAGCACGCTGCCGCGCACGTTCCTCCGCCGCGGCTGCTTTGGCTTCGGCCGCCTCCTGCCTGGCCTTGGAGCGTTCTGCCGCTGCCGCCATTTTTTCCTGCGCGCGCTGCTGCGCCTGCGCGGCTTTCGCCGAGGCCGCCTCTGTCTCAATGCGCAAAACTTCCTGTGCCTGAAGAAGCTTCTGGCTGACAGCCTCCTGCTGTTCGGTCAGGGCATTGAACGCTTTGTCGTTCCCCAAAAACTGATCGGCCGCGCGTCCGGGGTCTTTCAGCCCTTTGAACATTCCTTTGGCGCTCTGCCGCATGCCGTCCATCTTACTGCCCAGGCTTTCAAACTGGCTTTCCAACTCGCGCACCTTGACGCGCGCTTTCTCCAGTGTCTTGTTGTATCCCCCGCTGAAAGCGCGCTGTATGGCGTCGCCGGAGGCTTTTCCGGCGGCCTCGAACCCCTTCTGTGCCTGTGCGGCTGCCTGGCTTGTGATATCCCGTATCTGCTGCGCCACCGTGTTGCGCACAACAAAGTCAAGATATACGCTGCCTACGCCTGTGCCCTCCGGCATATCACTCACCTCCAAACATCTTCGCCATCATGCGCTCCAGTGCATCCATTTCACTTCGCACCCCCGCCGCGCCCATGCGCATCACATCCCTCTTTGCACGGAACGCCGCCCACTCGGTGCGCAGCTGTTTCTGCCATTGCGGCATACTGCGCACAAGGTTCGCGTCGCTCTCGCTGCGCACCGCAACCACGCGCCCCAGCGGCGTGTCATCCATCAGGCCGCCGACGAGCTTTACCCATTCGGCCCAGCCCAGCTCTCCCTGCGCAGCCGGCAGGATGCCGTACTGTTTGGCGATGCTCTGCTCGATCAGCACGGCGTCATAGTCCAGGTCATACCACTCGTCAGCCTTTTTCTGTCTGAAATCGGGCCTTGTCCGGTTCGTCCTCCTGCCCGGTCACTGCGTTCATCACAAGCTCAAACAGCCGCTGATAAGCCGGGAACGGCATGTCCATCCGGTCGATTTCAACCGCGTTTTCATCGCCCAGCGCAAGCTTCAGCGCCTCGTCGATGCGTTCGCCCATCGGCACACTTTCGTCATCCGCCAGCGCAAGGATCTTTTTCACGGTTTTCTGTCGGCTGTCTACCGGATACACCTTTTCACCGATGCGGATCTCCGGCGTCTCGGTCAGCAGCTTACCGTCCAGCGTGTACAATTTTCCCATGTCGTTTTCTCCTCTCATTTCAAAGAAAGCCCCCGCCCAAAAGAGCGGGGGCCTATGCATGTCAGGCGCCGGCAGCGGGGGTAAACGTCGGCTTGCCGTTGGACATTACGTCAAATTCCAATCCCGCAACATTGCGGCTCTCGCCGCCGCCCGGATTGGTCACGCTCAGCACACAGGGGAAAGCCAGCTTCGCACCGCTGGGGAACTCCCATTCGAAATGCGCTTCGCAGTCGGAACCTGTTCCCCAGGCACTGGCCTCGACAAAATCGTTGCCCGGGTCTCCGATGCAGCGTTTGCCGGACAGGCTGATGGTCAGGGCCTTGCCCGTCACCATCCGTTTCAGCCATCCCTCCTGCTCCATCGGGCTCCATTCCTCCACATTCCCGTCGATGGATACGCTGAAGTTTTCCATCTCGGCAATGGTGTTCAGGCTTTCGGCAGAGGCACCGATCTTGAATTTGTTTTCAAATACGGGATATACGCCCGTCTTTGCCGCCATACTCTCACTCCTTCATGTAAGTCATTTTCAGGTTTATCACGAACTCGCACACACCCCGGTCGTCCTTCCCCACAGGCACGGGCCCGCCGCCGGGCTCCACGGCGCACACGGTGCAGCCGTCCATGTCGAAGGCCCCGCGGGCATAAAATAAAGCGTATACCGCATCCGCTTTGGCCTGTGCGGACCGCATGTTCCTGCCCCAATGCACCAGCACCGTGGCATAAAACTCGCCGGCGCGGGTCTGTTCTGCTCCGCCCAGGCACACGCGCTGCGCAGCCGGCGGTTTCCCGGGATATACGCCGATGTATTTCTCCGTATTCCCGTCGATGCCGCCCAACTGGATGCCCTCGCCCACGTCGGTATTCGCTTTGATGTAGTTTTTCAACCTTTCCAGCATCATGGTATTTTCTCCTTCATCCGCGCCGCAAAAGTGTCGGGGATAAATCTTTCTTTTGCCCCGCCCGCTTCATAAGGCCCGTACCAGGCGGCCCCGGCGTTTGGGTTCTTCCCGCGCTGGAAATTGTACTCGGGATGAAAATACAGCCGCCGGGCCTGCGGGCCGTCCGTCTGGAGCACCGTATGGCTTTCGTCCGCCGCGTCAAACTGCTCCGTGTGCAGGCTGCCCTGCATCGCGCCTGTGTCAAACGGCATTGTCTGGCTGCTCACAAGGTCGGTCTTTACCGCTTCCACCGTCTCCAGCGCCGCGGCCTTCGCCGCCCCGTCCAGCCGGGCCAGCGCCGCCTCATCCAGCTTGATCTCGACCATACTACATCAGCTCCAAACGGGTATAGTTCACCGTGCCGTCCGGGTTGCGCGCACGGTCTGCCGCGTGAATGGTAAGCCGTGCGCCCAGCACGTCAGCCCATCCGGTCAAATGCACAAGTTCCGGCGCAATATCGCCCGAGAAAAGCGCGGACGCCGTGTATCGTACAGCCTGGCGCCGCTCGTCCACGCTCCATCCGCCTTTGCCGTTGTAATTGCACATTGTTTCCACCACCACAGCCACCCTCGGCGCACCGTCCTCGTCGTTTCCGTTTGTCAGCGTTACGGCGATCGGCACCCTGCACACCGCCGGCGGCACAAGCTCCGGCCACTTCATTGCTGCACCCCCAAAAACGTAAGCCCCGTCTGGCGCAGCAGGCTCATCACATGAGCGGGCGCTTTCACGCCGCCGCGCTCCACGATGCCCGCACCGTCAAACTGCATGGCCACGCCGTTGATGCTGTAAGAGGAAAACGGGCTCGCCAGCAGCTCGGCGTACACAGACCGGAACTTCGCCTGTTCGCACACGGCGCGCTTCACCAGCTCCTGCTGAAACGCCGTCAGGCGGTCGAATCCCGCCGCGACGATACGGTCAAAGGTCAGTCCGTCAATGTCACGGCTGGCAGCGTCCAACGCTGCGTCCTGCTCCTCCGGCGGCACTGTGCCGCCCGGGCAATATTTTGCGTAGTCCTCGCTGCTGGCGTATTGCATCCGTTATTCCTCCTTTGAAGCTTTGCCTTTGCGTGTCTTTGACGGCTCCGGTTCAGGCGCGGGCTCCGGCGCATGCGTCCAGATTGCCCACATCGGGTCGCACGCCAGCATCGCGGCCACGCTCTCCTGCGCAGGCTGGAGCAGCACGCCGGTGCTCCGGTTCACATACTTCTCCATGCGGTCCGCCCCCTCTCTTACGCCGTGGTGGACGTCTGCAGCTTGAAGATAAGGTCCGGCGTCAGCGCCTTGGTGCCGTAGTCATAGAACAGGCTTACGGCGTAATCGTTGGACAGCTGAATTTTTTCCGGGTCGCCGTACTGGTTCACCACAACGGGCTGTGCCACAGCGCCGCGCACCATCAGCAGCGCGTCGGTCACAGTGGTCTTTGTTTTGCTTTCCTCCACCGTTTCGGTGGTCACGGGCATGCGCGTGCAGCTGTATACGCGCACACCGTGGTACATCCCGAACTCCTCACCGGCCGTATCCACATTGGGATTGCTCTGTGTGTCCAGGAACGTGCGCAGCAGGCCGTACTTGGCCGGTGTCAGCACAAGGTCCATCATGCTGCGGTCCACGCCGTCCACATAGTCGTTGTGCACGGTTTCCAGGGTCTGGATCATGCTCTCTACAATTTCCTGAATGGCCGTAACGCCGCTGGCTGGAGAAAAAGCCGTTCCATCTGCTGCCGCCTGTGCGAAAAATGCACGGTCAAGCTCCGCGCTCATGCTCACCACATGATTGTCGGCCCGGCGCTGCATGACGCCCGCCACGCCAAATGTGTCAAGGTCGAATTTCGCAACCTCTTCCACGATCTCCTTGTGCTGGTTCAGGTTCACCGTGGTGGGCGGAGCGGTCACCTTATCGCCCTTGGCTGCCGCGCGTGCGGTGCCGTAGGCCTTGGACGCGCTGTTCACAAAGCGCTTGAACTCCACGCTGCCGGCGGCGGGGTTCCCCGTGTATAGCTGGCTTTTCAGCGTGGTGGAAAGCGTGCTTTTCTGCACGTTCTCAATGACGCGGCCGTAAATCTCGGCCAAAGTCGCCGGGGTGCTGGCGCCTGCCAGCAGGCTGATTGCATTTGTTCTTGCCATAACTTCAAATCATCCTTTCGCTTACAAAATCACCGTGCCCGTAGGCAGGGCACGCTTGCCCGCGCCGTCTTTTCCATCGGCGCCGGTCGTATCCACCCCAACCTTGAAGCCGTTCTTCGCGGCTTCCTTTTTCTGGGGCTTCCATTCCGGATGGCGCTTGAGCACTTCTTTCAAAGCGTCGCGCACGCCCTCCTCATCCGCCTCTCCGGCCTTTTCGGCCTGCATCACAGCGAGGCAGACGGCGTCCTCCACCGCGCCGGGGACGATCCCCTCACGATAAGCGTCCAGCTGCGCCCGGGCAATCAGCAGTTCGCGGTCCTTTTCCGCCAGAGCCGCAGCGTCCACGCCTGGCTGCGCGCTCTGTGCCTCAGGCTGTGCCGCACTGCCTTCCGCCGCCGGAGCGCCGGATGCCTGTGTTCCCAGCGAAGCTTTTGCCAGCTTTTTTCGCTCCCGCGCCAGCCGTTTTTCAATCAGTGCATCCAGTTCCTCCTGTGTTTTGGGCAGGCCGCTGTCCTGCTCGGCCGCAGGCTGCTGGCTGCTCTCCTCGGCAGCCGCAGGCTGCTGGACAGCCTTGTTTTCATCGTCCTTGTTCATGGCTTTTTCCCTCCGTTTATAGCCTGTCGGCTTATTTCCGCCGGGTGCTTTTTATGCCGTCACCGCGTTTTGGGCATAACAAAAGGCCCGCCGCCGAAGCGTGGGCCTTGTGCTATTGAATTTGAGGAAATTCTTTCATTCGTTGTCCAGATTTACAGACGCATAACGGCATGCACCATCACGCCAGGCCCCGCACTCTTCCCCTGTGCATGGCAGCGGGATAAAGTCTACCCGCATCTCATAGGCGTAGCTGCTGATATTTCCACTTTCGTCCAGCTCATTTTTCTGCTTGTAGCGCTGCACTTCGCGCGCCCGGTTATATGGGCACATTTTCGGCATAATGTCCTCTCCTTTCCCGAAAAATGGGCATGAAAAAACCACCGCCCGTGAGGTGGTGGTTTAGTCTCAGCGCTTCCCTATGAGGGAGCGGCCTTAGCTCTTGATAATGAATTGGTTAAGCTCACGAAGTGTCATATCCAGAGGCTCAATGCCTTTTTCCTTACAGAACTTCGCAATAGCTCTCAAATCATAGTGAATGTCACTGGGATGTGGATCCACATATCCACCTGCTTTCTCAGCAGCTTCCTCTAAAGCATCCCAATCCTTGCGTTCCTGCTCAGTCATGCCGTTCAAACCTCCTCCAGCGAATATTTTTCGATTAATTTAAAAGCGCTCTCCTCGTCCACATACATACGGTATTGATGCGGGCGTCCAAGCAAACGGGCGTTCAGAAGATTTTCATAATGGTGAACTAATTCAATATTTTTGGCGTCGAGAAAGAAAAAGCAAGAATGCCCCAAATCGTACGACCGCCTCGCTGCAATCGCGAATAGATGACCGCCAACACCGGCATATTTTTTATTATGCCCAAGATTCTGCGGCGAGCTTTCCGCGAGATTGACGTAAACCGCGCTATCGTGTGGCATGTCGCTGATTGCAATCAAGCCCTGAATTTCCTCGTCTCCAGCCAGCGTTAATTTGTAAATTTCGCACCCATTCAAATCCGACGCTGTCCAGTCGAATTTCCAGCCTTTCAGCCCCGCTAAATCATCGGCAGATGCCAACGAATAAGCAGTTTCCAGAATTTCACCTGTCCGCGCATCCTCAAGGCATGGCGTAAACTTATCAATTTCTATGTCCACACCATCACCCCGCGAATTTATTATACCATTTTTTGAAGCAGAAGTAAATGAACCTGTCCCATCATACCGCTCTCTCCAGTAATCCCGCCGCAGAACGTCCCCGTGTTCGTCCACGAACTCGCGCACATCCTTCTGCGCGGCCCGCACGGCCCGGCGGTATCCGGCCGCCTTTTCCGGCTCCAGCGTGCCTTCTGCCAGCCGCTTGTATTTGCGCACCCGGCGCTCCAGCTCCCGCTGCCTTGCCTCCAGCCTCGCCGTGCGTTCCACCGCGGCCCTGTCCATTGGTTCGGGCCTCACGCTCACGCCCTCTACCCATGTTGTCAAATGGTGGCGGCAGTTGGGGTGGAACAGCCCGGCCCGCACCGCCACGCTCAGCAGCGGATAGCTGCGGCCGTTTCGGCTGTACCCATATGTGCCGCCGAAGTTCCTGCCGCCGCCACGGTATGGCTGCCACACGTCGTCGATGTATACGAGCCCCTGCCAGGGCAGGCATGTCTCACTGCATCCGCCGTACTGGCTCACCAGCACCGTGTCGATGTTCATGCGTTCGCGCAGCTGCGCCTCGCCCAGCAGCATGGCCCGGGTGCTGTTCGTCCGCAGCGCCATTTCAGCATAGGACGCAATGTTCACCATCCGGCCGTTCTTGTACCGCACGCAGTTGATGCCCTGCGCCAGAAAATCCTTTGTTGCAAGGTCCGTGGCCTGCTGCACCGTCATGCCGCCTGCATCCAGCGCCGCAGCTGCACGAAGAATTGTTTTGCGGTACACATCGTCCATATACCGCAGCGCCGCGCGCTCCACCCTGGCCTCGCTGTGCGCGATCCCATCGATCAGCGCATCCAGCTTGCGGGCATTGACGCCGAAAAAAGCACCGGCGCTGCCGTCCGCCTCCGCAAACTGCCGGCGCATCAACGCGCGTGTCTCCGCATCGATCTGGTCGGAATATTCAGCCATGATCGACTTGTTTTCACGCCGGAAACGCTGCAGGCTGTGCAGCTTCTCGGCCTGCCATGCGGGCCAGTCGAAACCCTCGTCCTTTTCCTCGGCTTTATGCCGCGCAAGGTTGCGTTTGAGAGATGCAATCAGCCGAAGCTCCAAGTCCTCAAACAGTGCGGCGATCTCCCGGGCCGTCATACGGCGTCATTGCCCGGAATATCCGTATCCTGCCCGGCCGGCAGGCTTTCCACGATACCGGGTTCAGGTGTATCCTCGATGCCGCGTTCGGTCAGGATGCGCTGCACCTCCGCTCGCTTCCAATCGTCGTCCTTGCTCGCCCCCCAAAGCTCGTCCACCTGCGCCTCCACGCTCATCACGCTGGCAGTGGCCGCACTGGCAATGGTCTGCACACGGCTGTCAAAGTCCGGTGCGCCGTATTCGCCGAAGGTCACCTTCGGCTCATATGCACCCGCCTGGTTTGAGTGCATCAGGTCATACGTCATCAGCATGGAGCACACCACCTGCGGAAGCACCTTTTCCAGCGCATCCGTAATGGCATTTCGTGTCATGCCTGTAATATCTTTCTTTTCGCGCTGCGCCTCGGCGCTGCTCATTTTTCCGACGTCGATGCCAAGCGTGGCCGGGCTCACAATCCCTTGCAGACACATATTCAGCGTGGCGGCATAGCTTTCCACAAACGCATCATAACGGATCTCGGGTTGCACGGTGTCGATCTGTGCCGTGGCGTTTTCCTTGTTTGAACTTTGCACCTGTATAAAGTTTGTGCCGAAGCTGTCCACGCTGCGCAGCTTTCCGGTTTCCGGGTCGCGGGGAATCATGTCCTCGGGGATATAATTTTTCACGCGCCCGTGCCTCACCGCGTCGATCCACTGGCTTATTACTTCGTCATGCGCGTCAAAGGCGTCGGTCTTGCCGTCAAACACGCTGCGCCCGCGCCCCGGGTACCGCTGGCTTTTGAACACACACAAGGGTACGGCCAAAGGAAAAGCGGCGTCATAATGCACCGGCTTGTAGGCGGAAAGCTCCGGCACGCGCCCCAGCGGCACAACCTTCTCGCCCTCCCAAAGTTCATAGCGGATGCTTCCGGGCTCGTAAATCTCCCGCAGCTCATATTCTGCCCCGCCCTCGTGATACAGGCTCTTGAATACCACACCCGTTATACGGCCGTGCCTCCGGATAAAGTCTACCCGGTCTCCCGTCCAGAACTCAAGCAGCGGATACTCGCTCACATGCGGATCTATGCTGATCTTAAAAGCCCCGTCACCAATGGCCAGCACGCCGGATACTGCGTCGCCTATGATCTCTTCCCAGCCGCAATCCCTCGCGATGTCCGGCCATACACCGGCTCCGTCCGGACTTTCAAAGTCCACATCATTGAGGTCGCTTTTGACTAAGTATGCCAGCGTGTCCACCAATATGGCCGGGATGCCGCTGTGCGCCTTGCGCACGTCGCTCGTGGCCGGCGCAGCGGCCCAAAACCGGGCACATCCAACCGCGTCCTGCCCCAAGGCCTTGAACAGCTGCTCGATTTCGCTCGCGTCCCCACGATACCACACACGGTTTCGCATACAGTTCACGTCAAAGCTCGCGGTCTCCCTTATCGTGATGTTCTGGCCTGTTGCCGGCTGGATCTGCAGCCAATGCCGTATCATGTCGCGCACCCTCTCTCCAATCTTCACGCTGTTCCTCCTATCCGGTCCTTGAACGGGAGCCACGCATACTGTCCGCTGTTGATGCAATGGTCGTTCCCGTCTTCCGGCTCGTATTTGTCCTCTTTCCAGCTGTACACGTTGAGCTCATCAATAAGCGGCCGGCACGCTTCGCGCACCAGCAGATAATATCCTTGCGCCATCCACCCGGCCTGCAGGTTGATGCGGTCGATAATCTTCGTCTTCTTCCAGGCGTCCAGATAATTGTACACACTGCCATGCATCTGCTTGTACTTCCGGCACTCCAACAGAGTGGCCTGGTCTGCGCTGTCCACAAAAGCGTCGCGCGCAAATCCCCACCGGCTCCGGTTCGCCTCCAGGAATTGTTCAAACAGCGGCGGGATGTCGCTTGGCGTCAGCGGGCGGGACAAGTCGCGGTTGTTGTACACGCGCACGTCCAGCCCCACCAGGCGCCGGCATGTGGTAACGCCCCAGAAGGTAAACGCAAACGTGTCCGCCGAGTTCTGGCTGTAAGCTGTATCAAGCCCCGCTGTAAACAGCAGATACTTGAATTGCTGCGCCTGCTGTGCCGTGATAATGCTTTTGTCCTCTAAGTTGAACACCAGCCCTGTGGCCCGCCCGCGCAGGCCAAGAATCTTGTTTTTATACAGCTTTGTGCCGGGAGGGACCATGCTGATGATCTTCTCGACTTTATCTGTGGAAAGCCCGGCATTGTGCTCAAAAGAAAAGAACCAGTGCACCCATCCCTGCTTGGGTTCACGGTTCAAAAGCTCCAATATTTCACGCGGCGTGTCGTTCTCCCATTCCGGCATAGGCCGGCTGTGGTTGATGTATTCCTCGTACACGGGCAGGCCCGGGTCGTCCGGGTTCAATGTAGCCAGCAGATAGTCGCAGCGCATGGACGCCTCCCGCACAAAATCCATGTCCGCAATGTTTATTTCATCAATATACAAACATCCGTACTGTCCGCCCAACGCCTTTTTCCAGCGCGCCTTGTCCGCGTAGCCAAGCACATAAATCTTCTTGTCCTCGTCCGTGGTATGGAGTATCAAATGCGCCATACGGTCGTCGCCGCGTCCGTTGGGCCAATACTCCACCAATCCGCCGAAGTCATCCAGGATGCCAAGTTCCTTTGTGATAATGTTCTTTTCGATGGTCCCCTGATCCAGGCCGCTCAAAACATGGATGCGCTTTTCGCTCTCCGCACACCGGAGAATAAATTTGAACAGCCCCACGGTCGTTTTGCCTGCGGCCGTCGTGCCTTCCAGAAACTCCACCGGCGCCGTGCAGCGCAGGAATGCCTTATACTTCTCCGAGAGGATCAGGTCAGCCATCCGGCGGCCCGCCTCTCAACTGCGCGAGAATGCCGTCCAGTTTGCCTGTGTCCACCTTCGCGGCCACTTTCAGCCGGTCCTCGAACATGCCCAAATGCTTGCCCAATAGCTCAAGAGCACGCAGCGCGCCCTTGCTATCGAATGCGTATTCCCCTATAGACTCGCCGGTCATATCAAGTACAGGCACAGGCTTCGAACATCTTTCAAGCGTATCCAGTAGCCTCAGCACAACAAAGTCTGTCGATACCGCCAATCGTTCCACCTGTTCGCGCTGCAGCTCTCGTACGCGCGCAAGAACCTCGGCATTTCTCAGCATCCGACTAGCCTGATTTGCCGCGTTTTTCTCGCTATACCCAGCCCGGATAGCAGCTTGCGTACCGTTGTAGTCGACAGCGTATTCAGCGCAGAAGTGTTCTTGCTTTGCGGTCATTGGACCACCCTCTTTTCTACAAATGTATGATATAATGACAATGAGGTGAGATGCATGTTTTTTAATGAAGTTACCGCACACGAGATATATAAAACGATATACTCTTGGCTTTGTAGCCAAACACCAGGTGAATATCAGACAAAATCCTCGTTAAAAAATTATAGCAACAAAATTTGTATGCCTATTATAAAACAAGTTCAGCAAATAAGAGCCTTTGAGCAAATCACTGAAACACAGGAGGAATTTCTTTCTGAGGTGTTGTACACAGGTCTCATATTCCGAATCCAACAATACTACAAACGAAGGGTCGCCCATGTTTGCCCCTTGCCTTTTTATCAGTCTTGGTCTAAGAGCTTAGAAGGGCTTCAACAGGTGTCAAACCTATCTGGAGACGTTATTCTTTTAGAAGGTCACGCTACTGATGCCATTGATGTGTTCGGACTACTTCATTTCTTTTGGAAGAATCGTTTGTTAAACGGTATCCTATCGCATATGCCGATTGAAAATCTCTTGCGGTACGAGCAAGAGCAAGAAGTCCTTTATCCCATCCAAAAAGAAAATATAATCAACATAAGCGTTGCAAATCACCCAAATCTTAGTGGCAAAAAAATACCTTTGCCACAAGACAAATGGTTTCGCAATTCATTGCGTTAATTGGACGATTCTCCCCAAGACTGTACAGTAACACGTCTAGTCAATCTCCAAATCGACGAAATTGTGCCCTACATTACCGAGCATAAGGAAAAAGCGCACCGGTTTCCCGATGCACTTTCTCAATTCTAAGTATAACGCATCAAAAACGAACATTCCGCTACAAACTACCGAGAAGAATTATTTTCTTTGAAATATCGGTTTACGACCATCCTCACGGTTTCCGCATCTCGAGACGGGCTAAGCTCCTGCGCAACCTCCGCCCAGCTCCAGCCGTCAAAGCTCCTGCGGCTGATTGCCACACGCACCTCGGGATCTGTGATATCCTCTATCTCGATCAGTGCCCTGCCGTACAGCCGGTCGTATTCGTCATTGAGCTTTTTCAGTCTTTCCTGCATGGCCAAAACGTCGGCATCGGTTTCCACCCCGCGGATAATGACCGTATGCTTTGTGTAGGGGAAATTTTCCGCACTGCCATGCACTGCGTCCTGCGCAATGGTATCTTTCCGCCGGAGCAGTTTTTCAATCCGGCTTTCCCGGGCTTTTATGTCAGCAGGGAGAGCCCACAGCTTTTTGTACTCCTTGAATGTCACCCGAACACCTCCCGATAACAAATTCCGCAGACAACAGGGTCCTCCTTGTTCATTCGCCATTGACAGTGTTCGCACGGACGCTTTTCGCGCTGTACGCCAGCGCCCGGTGGCCGATACCGCACAAGCTTATGTATCATTGCTTCGATCTGCTTATCCTTCCCGCTGCTTGCCAATGGCCGTTCCACGCATGCGGTCACGTTTGCAACGCTGGAAGCTGAATATCCTGTCGCCTTGGCGATATAGTCCAGCGTAAAGCCAAGCCTGCGCATTCGGCACATTTCGTTTTTATCGGCCTCGCTTATCATCGTCCATCCCCCGCGGCAATGCAGGCCAGCGTGACCACAATCGCCAGTGCGACGGCCAAGACCGCCAGATTTATCAAGATTTGCATGGGGCATCCTTCTTTCGCATCGTTTTGTATACCATAGCAATTCCATCAATATCTTCATCCGTTAAGATGCATGAAAATTCCGCAAGCTGTCCCGTTTTCTCCGCCTGCGCAAGCTCGCGGAGCCGGTCAGGTGAC